ACACCAAGTTCGTCAGCCTCTTTCTTGAGTTGCTCAAGCTCGTCATCACCTTGTTCGGTAGAAGAGCCATCAACTTCGAATTCTGGGTGCCCAGGAAGAATTGCTTCAAGCTTTTCCTGATCATGCTTGCTTTCACACTTAACTTCGACCTCTTCGCCTTGCGGAAAAGTACAACCACGCAATGTGATTGATTTAGCTTCGTTTTCACCAATAAATGTTGCTTTCATGATTTTCTCCAAAAAAAAGGAGCCGAAGCCCCTTTTTTATAGGGTTTTACGAGTTAGCCGCTGCTGCAAAATAACCAGTTACAACGCCATGTTGCTTATCGTTGTATACCAGCTTTTCGATACCTAAGTTTTCCTGAATACCGACACCATGGACAAAGCCATAATCTCGAACTTCAGTTGTTGACTTAGGCATTTTCGCCCATGCAGCACCAACCGCTTGCGCACCACAAAGATAAACAGGCGATAGAACAGCACCCGTATTACCCACGCCACCTAAAGATGCAATCTCAGGGATTTCACGAACGATTACATTGCCATAAACAATGTCACCGCCACGGAATAGTGGGTTATCTTTGCCGCGTGTCCACGCTTCACGTTGAGCCTGCTTAATTTCAGTGTCAGCGCGCAAGTCACGCATACAACGAGAATCCACGAACAATACGTAATATTCCTCATCTTCTGACACTCGAACAGGACGAATTGAAGGGCTTGCAGTTTTGGCAATGTCAGACAATAGACGCAAAGCATCCGCATTCAATGTCATAGCTGCGGTAACCGTAGCCAAATCTGCTGAATGGTCTGTATAACCACCATTACCCAAGGCATCACCAAATAAAACGCGATCTGAGTTATTTACCAACCATGCATCTTTGGCAGCCTCAGCAGCAGAGCCATAAGCTGTGCCATCAATCGAGCCTAAAGCCGTGATGATGTCGTCGCGCGTTTTTTCCATGCACCAATCCTTTAACAAAGGCTTGGCAGCATCACGCATTACGAACGGGCTTTTTTGCTCTTCTTCATCAGTGATTGCAACCGCGTTACGACGAGTCGTTACGGTGATTTTATGGCCGTAGTTGTCGATCGCCTCTTCGTTGCCTTCCAGCAAACCGTTACCAGTTACGCCAGCGCCATTAAGACGAGTAACAAGAGGAATGGTGATTGCGTCACCTTTTTTCTTCGTTAGGTCTTTCTTCACGACAATGATTTTGTCGGTTCCAGTACCCATGTATCGCTTAAAGCGATTTTGGCGCACGTATTCGCTAAAAAACTTAGCGTCCCACTGCTGCACCTTGTTTGCTGTTTGTACAGTTGTTAAAGCCATGATTATTTACCTTCTATGAAAATGTTTTATCAAAAACATCCTCTTGAGATAATGGGCTATCACCTTTAACACCGCGCGCGTCTGCCAAGCTTGATTCGTTGAGGATTTCTTGTCCGCGCTTTTTAGCTTCGGCTTCAATTTCTTCACGAATTCTTTTGCGCTCTTCTTCGCGCCATTTCTCCACATCACCAATTTCAGACAGCTTCTGCTGTTGCTCGTGCTGCTTCACAGTGTTGTAGATAAAGGTTGCTGGTGCCGGATGATTAAGAGCCGCATCTCTTAAGGATGGGTCGTTTTGCACAAGGGTTAGAAATTGCTCACGCTTTTCATCGTAATCAGGGAACTGAATTCGCATCATTTCTTCCGACTGAGCGAATAAAGCGTCTTGCATTTGCTTTTGGTTGCTCTGCGTCAGTGATTGAATGTACTTTTCAGGATCTGAATAAAAGTCTGGCGATTGCTGTGGTTGAGGTTGCGCACCTTGTTGCATTTGCATCATCATTTGCTGCATCTGCTGGTTGTTAGCCGCAATCTGTTTCTCTAACTCCTGTCGCTTTTGCCTTTCGTCCTTGTAAGCCGCGTATTCCCAGTTTTTTGGCTTTTCATCTTCCGATTCAGCCTTGCTGGTTTCCGCCTGGGCTTTCGACTCATCTTCAGGTGAAGCAGTCTCACCTTGTTGCTCTGCCTTCGAGGTTTCTTCAGTCTGCTCTTCAGTAGTTTCTACTTGAGTTTCCTGCTCTTCCTCGTTTGAAAATGCTTTATCAAAGTCTTCACTCATAAAATAATTCCTCATGGTTTAACCGTTAAAGTCGTTATCACTTATTGACCGTTAGCCGTCATCGCTATACTGACCTTCAAGGGTTGTCATCACCCATAAAAAAGCCCCGCATATACGAGGCATAAAAAAACCGCCCGAAGGCGGTTAATGTTCTCTAAATACTGTTTGGAGGCGCGTAACCAGTGGTTACCGCTTGATTTTCAATATGCGTTTGATCTGCTTCCGCTTGATACTTGCTGGCCTGAGCCTCATCTTTGCTAATCTCAGCCATTTGCTTGCGCTGTTGAAGCTGAATAACCTCTGGTGGAGGCGGTTGCACTTGTTGCTTGCGTCTCGACTCGATGTTTTCAATGATCTGGTCTTTGTTGCGCAAACTGGATGCCTTGATGATGTCAATAATGTCAATTTCAGGGCTTCTTTCAGCCAGTCTAGCGAGAACTTCAAATTGCTCTGATTGCAAGTTAACAACGTCTGGTGCATCCTCGATGATAATATCAACATCAACTTCCGCAACACTGTTTTCTACTGCAATAACTTGCTGATAATAAGGGTCGTTAACATCAAACAACTGACCCTCTTCACGAAGCTTATCGCCTAACGTGATTTGACGGTTTAAAGCCACCCATTTAAGGTTCTTTTCATCATCAGTCACACGTATCCAGCGTTCATCATCCCAGAATTGTCTTACACGATTCCAGGCTGCTCGATAAACTTTACGTTCCCACTGTTTAAGCGCGTCAAATAACTGTGCAAGCTCCGTATAGTCATTTTGCTGGCTGATTTCTTGTGCTCGACCACTTTGCTTGTGGTGCATAGCATTATTGGCACCAATGGCGTCAATCTCACCTTTACCTTCTTGATATAGGGAGAATTGAGAGGTTGCCATATCACTGGTATCACTAACCTTCCATTCCTTACCCTTCTCGAACTCAATAAAACCATCTGGCTTGCTGAATTCTTTTCTAGCTCTTCTAGGGTCCTTGAAAGCGCCTTTTTCAGCAAATACCTGACGCGTACTAAACAGATGAATAGCCTTGCTTCTGCGCTTGTTGATTTCATCCTGTAGATCGATAAGCTGTCGAACGATGCCATAACGGTTGTTATCTCGATCAATATGGCAAGATGTTGCGACAATGGCACAATCAGGCTTTCCATCTTCGTCTAAAAAGATGCTTGGTCTAGGGTCTGTGATGAATCCAGCCTTTGTGAAACGACATTGCATCCACGTGCCTTGATGTTTGTAGTAAATCTCACAGATGCGTACACGCTTCCGGCTTTTATCTGCCCAGTTATATTTGGGTTTATCGGAAAACGTGTCATCATCGTCATCACCGCCTTTCAAGTAAGCAGCGTCAACAATGTCTTTTTTATTGGGGTAGGACTCGAGAAGTTCATCTTCATCCATCCATAGCACCATACCCATAAATCGTGCGTCGCTAAAGTCACGCTCAGACGCATGAGGATCATAAAAGAACCTATCCCAAGGAATTCGCTTAATATCGACTTCGGGCTTTCCATTTTTAAGCACAGCCCTTACTAAAGCAGCCCCATAGCCTTCAATAGACAGGTTTTCAAAGACATCTGAGCGCTTAATATCAAAGTCGCAGTTATCAGTAATGTATTTCAGTGAATCGCTAACACTCTCTGCGTCTTTTTCGTGCTTAGGGGTTCTAGGGAATGCTTTTGGCATGGTGCGCTGTTGACGCTCCACACCTAACAAGAAGTCTACTTTTGGCTTGATGCGATTAACCACGATTGCCGGCTGTCCGCGATTCTGGAGAATTTCAATTTCTTCATCGGTCCATTGCTTGCCATCGTAATAATCTCGATCACGCTCGCTAAGTTGGCGAGCATCTTCGGTATGGTCCACAAAGTTTTCGTAATAACCGACAAGCTTTGTGAGCATGTCTTTTTCTACACTACTTTCCAATTTGAACCACCGTCATCGTCGTCATAAAAGCTAGAGGTTTCAACATCTGCATAACGAATCATCATTAATGCGTATCGAGTTGCAGCCATTAAATCGTCTCTTTCTTTAATAATTTTCCCGTCTTTTCTGTGGTAAAGGCGGAACTCTTCAAACCATTCATTAAAGGTATTAAAAACCTTAAACCTTCCCGACTTCATTCGGTCGAGCATTTCCATTAATCCTGCTTCAACACCGTTACCACCCTCTTCGTGAGTGGCGTGTTCATCAAGCATATTGAGCCCTGCATCACGATACTGAGAAGCAAGCTCTTTACCGCTTCCTTTATCGTGTTGATAGCCGTCATGAGGCCATGCTGTTGGTATCCAGTCTCCCCACTTACGGATGGGTATTGATGCTTCTTCTGGTGTCGTCTCTCTCGCTCGGTAGCCTTTGGTGATATAAACAACATCGGCATCCCTGTCCCATGCGATATTCACG